TGACGATGAGATTCCATTCTAATGTCTTTCGGGATCGCTGACCGTCACTCCCAGTTTTCACGGTCAGAATCGAGGGTTTTTTCATAGTTTTCCCTCGATGCGTTTGGCAGAGTTCGCTCAAACTGCCATTCAACAAAGGAGAAAGAAATGTCACGAACACTATTTGAAATAACCAATGACCTACAGGCACTTGACGATTTACTCACCGAAGTTGGTGGAGAAGTCACCGAAGCCGATGCGGAAGAGGCAATCGATAGATGGCTTTCCGAATTGGCTAACGAGCGTGAGAAGAAACTCAATGCCTACGCCTACCTAATCAAGTCACTCGATGCTCAGTCATCAGCACTCAAGGATGAGGTTGACCGAATGAGGGCGAGAAAGACCGCTACAGAAAACAAAATCAGCAAGCTGAAAGAGCGACTCCAGTATCATCTTGAGACACAGGGCATCGACAAGGTGCAGACCGACCTGTTTACCTTTGCCGTGCAGAAGTCCGGTGGCAAGCCGAAGATGATTCTGAATGAATACTTTGAGCGTCACCCCGAAGAACTTCCCGAAGGATTTCGCAGGGTGAAGTTTGAGCCGAACCTTGATGCGATCCGTGAAGCAATCGTAGCTGACCCGGAAACTCATAGCGACTTGGGATACATCGCAGAGCAGGGCAAGCACCTACGCATCCGCTAGGAGGGACAATGAAGACAAGAATCGAATTGCTGCAAGAGCATAAAGACAGATTGACCTCAGCGATGGACACGCTGATTGATGCGAAGTTGAGCATCAACAAGTCCATTGACGCACTAGCATCGAGCATTGAGAAGGTGAAGGATGACATCCTTGACGAACTCAATCACGCTCGTCGCAAGCAAGAGGCAGATCAAAAACATATGGCACTCGAAAACGAGGATTAAGGACATAGGAGGAAATATGGACGAAATCATTAAAGAGTTGAAAAAAGCATTTGGGGAGTTGACCGGTGGTGGCGATATGTGGGGAGGACGATCCGCAGAGGTGAACGCTCGTGTCGGAAGGTTGATGGGTCAGACCATCACATCTGAATCTCCCAAAGACGAATACGATCGATGCCAAGCATTGGCGAGGAAGGTGACTCAATGAGGTATCTGAGTCTGTTCAGCGGTATTGAAGCCGCATCAGTTGCTTGGCACGGACTTGGGTGGACACCTGTTGCATTTGCAGAAGTTGAGCCGTTTCCGAGTGCGGTGTTAGCACACAGATTCCCCGAAGTACCGAACTTCGGGGATGTGACGAAATTTAAGGAGTGGAACATAGATGGACCAATTGACCTTATTGTTGGAGGAAGCCCCTGCCAGTCATTCAGCGTTGCCGGACTTAGAAAGGGAATGGATGACCCTCGCGGCAACCTCGCACTTACATATCTTGCAATTGTTGATAAATATCGCCCCAAATGGATCGTTTGGGAAAATGTCCCCGGTGTCCTGTCAAGTAACCGAGGAAGGGATTTTGGTAGCTTCATCGGGGCGTTGGATGAAATCGGGTATGGGTATGCGTGGCGTGTGTTGGACGCTCAATACTGCCGAACACCCGACTATCCGAGGNCAGTCCCTCAACGACGAAGGCGTGTGTTCGTTGTCGGAAGTCTTAGAAGTGCAGGATGTGCCGGAGCGGTATTATTTGACTCCGAAAGCCTGTCAGGGAATCCTCCGCCGAGCCGAAAAAAGAGGCAAGGAACTGCCGTCATTGCTGCAAATGGCATTGAATGCGATGATACAATCTCGCCAACCGTGACATCCAAGTGGGCAAAAGGATACGCCGGCCCTGCCGGTGCGAAATCCGAAAGCGGAAATTTATTAATTGATGGGATGTGGTGGGACGGCAAACAGGCTGCAGCTTCCTTAACTACCCGATCTCAAGATCAATTGATGCCCGACAAAGGCAATTTTGCAGCGATCATTACCGCTGATAATGATGATAGAGAATTTGTTGCCTATGAGAATCACCCGACAGATTCACGCATCAAGACACTAGATGATGGCACATCACCAACGGTTATTTCACGATGGGGGACAGGTGGCAATAATCAGCCCTTAGTTCAAGAAATTGTTGGATTACAAGAGCAGTGTAGAATCAAATCGGTCGAGGATTGCAATGAAATAGAAGTGTCATTTGGTTGCGATCTATCGCAAAAAGCAGAGGCGATCACCTATAGAGCAGAGTTGGGTGCTACGATTGCTCCCGGCACTCACGCTGGCTTTGGCAACCATATGCATAAAGGAATGCAGGTACGCCGACTGACTCCATTGGAATGTGAACGCCTTCAAGGTTTTCCGGATCATTGGACAAAAATCCCTTGGAGACAAAAGGATGCCGAGCGATGCCCTGACGGCTCAAGATACAAAGCTATCGGAAACTCTATGGCAGTTAATGTAATGCAATGGATCGGAATCAGAATAGCTATGGTGGAGGAGATTTTAAATGAGCCATCCGAAGATCATATTTGATTCGACAATCCCGGAGTCATTGTTGCCACTTGTTCAGCTTCGTGTTGAGCAGGTGGCACACCTCTTTCCGCTGTGGTGTTCCAAGGTGGTTGTCTCGTATGGCTACTCACAGGACAATGTGCTGAGCATCGATGTCCAGTATGAGTATCGGGCGGTGGTGCTGAACATCCATCCTCCGTTCTTTGAGGATGACGATCCGCAGAGTTCACTTATCCACGAGATAGGTCATTCGCTGCTCAAGCCACTAGTTCATTTCGGGGAGCGAATCATCGAGCATTTTGTCGAGGACGATCGAGTGCGTAGATTCCTTGCTGACCAGTTCACATATTACGAGGAGCAGGTCACGGAGGATATCGCCTTGTTTGCGAAGAAGATCACCAATGCAAAAACAAAGTCTATAAAAGGCAAGTAGGTTGATTTGCACAACGAAAATGAGGATGGTATAAAGGTTGTGACGCACTAGCGTTGTTTCATTCGTTCCTTTCCTCCTGATAGCCCGGTGGTTTTCCCTTAGCTGCCGGGCTATTAAAAAGACCTTGTGAACGCTACTTGGAACTGTCCTTCATTACTTTTCATTACCTCTTTGGATAAAAAAGAAAGCCGGTCATTCTGTGACCGGTTTTTCTTTTACTTCCTCTTCACTTTTCTCGCATTTCAGCAATGCTTCAATCAGTTGATGCACCTCGATGTATGGCTTCGCTTGCAAGTAATTGATGAGAGCCTGTGCGAGTTCCAAGTTAAGTTTGATATGCATTCTACGCCTCCGTCAGATTGAGTTCGGTAATTACAAATTGCCAAATGGGTTCATCGTCCTCGCCCCATTCTGCAACGAGGTCTGAGGGTAACTTCACCGAGTTCTCAACGAGAGATTCAAATCTGTCCCCCATCGTCTCATCCTCTGCCGCAACGATGTTGCCGAGGCGATAGCTGACGAAACATTCCTCACCGGTTGCAAAGTCGTAGCCACCGAAATTGTAGAGCATCAGACTGCTTGCCTTCTGAGTCTTGCCATTGTTCCAAATGCTGATTGGTTTGATTGTTCTTGTGTTTTCCATATTGTCTTTATCCTATGATGAATCCGTATGACCTGCCTGNTGCCGGNANTGTGTATTCGACCTGTAACTCCACCGAATAGATTCGGATNGNTGGGTTGGCATCNGTCGANNCAAANCCAAAAGCATTCAATGGNTTTGTTCCGTCTGTTCCGTTGATCTGAGCAGGAGTCCAAGCCGCACTTGTTGCCGGATTGGTTGACCAAGTATCGGTTCNGAGTGTTGTNGTTGTGCNGGGNTTGTGGTTTGTTGCCGTGTATACTGTCGCACTCAATCGAATACGACCGGCAATGTTATTGACACCGTTCGTTCCCTCTTGATCGTAATAGTTCATCCTCAATGTAATGCTTGTTGCGTTTGAGGGAATGCTGAAAGCAGAAAAACCAAACAAAATGTTCCCTGCCGTTGTTCCGTGTTGAAGAAAGTCAACAGTCTCATCGGGATAATCTTCAACAAGCGTGTATCGACTCCCTGCCGTCCCTGACCAAGTTCCGGTGGCGGTGATATCACTTGATGGATATCTTTCCTGTGTTGGCATCTTATTTCCTCACTTGAAGAATAATTGAAACCCTTTGAACCGTTGTTGCTGAATCCACATTGAATCTCAAGATGTCCCCTGCAACTATACTTGTTGTCCACCCTGTCAGCGTGTTGTTCTGAGCCTTGATTGCCGATGAGAGCGTTGGCGTTGCCGAGGCGGTAATTGAATCTGCATCTGTCGGAGGGAAGTTGGCGTATGTGTCCTTCCAAATATCGACCACGATTGAACCTGTCTGATCTGCAAGCACGATGACCTCTTCAATGGTACAGGCAAATGGGATTTCCA